ATGTATTCGTTGAATACCTTCATATCGGAGAGAGCCATAGTATAAAACCTTTTTAGCTAAGTTCAGGGAAACGACTTTTGATCGCGTTGATGCGCTGTTCCTTGTTTCCGCTTAGGTTGCCTTTCGGGCCTGTGCTTGATCGCGTAACAGCACCCCCAGCGGCACCACCGCCAGAGTTGTCGGGAGCAGCGACGAAGGGCTTGCCTGCGTCACTTTGCGCCCATTCGATAACCGCTTCGGAAAGTGGCTTCTCGCCCATGAGAGCATGATAGTCGGTGCCTTCCGCACGAATGCTGGTCTGCTGTTTAAGCATAGCTTTCACAGCGGGCATCATTTCCGGCCTGACGTTTGCCTTGAGCATGGCATCAGAAAGCCCGTTCTCGATAAGATAGCTTTGGATAGCACCGTCCTTTTCGGTTAATGCTTTCGTCAGCTTATCCAATTCACCAGCACTCATCTTTTGCGTCTTGTCTAACTGGTCACGCAGCGACTCAAGTTCTTGCTGAAGTCCGGTGTATTCCTCAGGGTCAATTTCGACACCTTTGGCCCTAGCTTTTGCCGCCTTAGCTTCACCAAGAAGCTGACGGTTTTTCTTCTGCAATGCCTCATTAGCTGCGGCAAGTTCGTCAAGTTGCATTTGAAGGTCGTTGTTATCTTCGCTCATGGTTTGTCCTCTGGACTATTGTGGGCACTGCCCGTTACGCTTCCGGCACAACCGGACGCAAAGTGTATATACATTAATTTATTTGCCGGGTCTAATCCCCGCCCGTGTCATATCTTTTGCGCAACTGTTGAAGTGTTAGCGGGTTGCCGCGTTGGTCTAGTAGTTGCTGCAATGTAATCTTGCCTTCGCGCCACAGTTCAGCGCGGCCCTTGCCTAGCATCTCATCTGCAAACTCAGGCGGCTTGCCCTTCAGAAAGTCCGCAAACGTCAGATCGGCAGCAACTTGCCCGTCAATGCTTGATCGGGTCTGCGCAGGGATGGTGGATGGATCGACACCCATTTCCTTCAGCGTTGGCAGCACCGGAATAGTCGTTGATCGGCAATTCCAGTGCGCGGGCGGCGGATTCCAGGGCACACTATGGCCGTCAGGCTTGTAATCAGGCAGCGTCCAGACAAGGCCGGAGCGAGCAATGCAGATGTCGCTAGTGCGCCCGTCTAGTGTGCTTACCCATTGCACCCCGCGAACCAAGTCGGAGTTTTCCTTAAAGGTTTCTTGGCGCACCTCATTCGAGATTGTCTGAACGCCTGTGCGAACGATTGCCATACCGTCGCGCCTGGTCTTGGCGAATACCTCTGGCCCCTTGTCGCTTTGTGATACCACTCGCTTGAGGATTTCGCTGTTCGTCTCGCCAAGGCTAACCCCTAGTTTAATGGCACGGGAAAGGTCGAAGCGGGTCGTTTCCTGAAGTTGATTAAACCAACCGCCGAAGGTCGCGCCTTGCACTAGACTGGTGTTGGCAATGCTCTGTAGCGTTGACGCCGACGGGAGCGCCGCAGTTAGCCCTAGCTGCCCAAAGGAGCCAACCGTGAACCGCGCCTCAAGAACTCCAAGCTCTGCAAGGTCGGGGGCATTTAGGTTCACTATAGCCGCAAGCTGTTCGATAGCCTTATTGAGCCGCTGCACTTTGAACCCTGTCAGGGGTTTGCTGCCGACAATGATTTTTTCGATCTCGCGGGATATTTCGTCGATCAGGTTGTTGAATGTGCGTTGCTCGCCGCTGATTAGGCGCTGCAGGATTAGCTGCCGGATGACGTAAAGATCGGCTAGGCGGTCAGAAGCGTTCATTGCTGCACCTGCGTAACGGCAAGCAAGATAGATGGAGCGGCAGGGGCAAATGCAGTTGCGGCAACATTGTCTAGCGATATGTTTGTGCTGTCAGACGCAAACGCGACTTCGATATAATCATTGGCCGCAAGCAGGAAAAACTCATTAAGACTTACCTGAATGTGGCCGCTATGTATGTCGGAAGTTACCACGCGGGCAGTATTCGGCACGTTTTCGCCGTTTTTCTTAAACCAAACCCAAATATTTTTTGAGGATGAACTGCCGCTAGTTACCTGAACGGTTGCTGCAAATTGATAAAGTCCAGATTGAGGAACCACAATTCGCGAAGATGGTGTGCCAATTACAACGCCGTTACTAACCTCGGTTTCGTCAAATGTGGCTTTATATGCCGTGTTGGCAAGCAAAGGCGACTGATTAGTTACCTTACTAAAAATTCCATAATATTGCATCTGCTGAATGGACGGTCGGACAAACAAAATGCCAAAAGTGGCATCGGATGTAATGCAGGTCGCCACCGGAATAACATTGTTTGGCGCAAATGGTTTAATATTTGTCAATCCGCCAGCGACGGTTGGCGAAGCATATAGAATATCGCCCGGACTAAATGCGCTAGTATTTACTTCCCGGACAAACCCCCATGTTGTGCAGTAGCCACGCTGCCCGCTATCCGGCAGGTCATGGGTCATGATGCCAAGAATGTAGAAAGTTGGCTGCATTCCGTCAGCCAAGTACGGGCCAACTAGCAACGCGTCATCTGCTGCGCCCACAAAACCGACGACAGTGCCATTCGGAATCGTAACGCCAGTGGTGTTGCCGACGCGGGCGTATGTCTCTTGCCCGATCTGCTGAACGACTTGGTATTCCATGCCGAGATCAAGCGTCTGCTCGACAGGGTTCCAACGCAGAATGCCTCGGCCCTCAATAGGGCGCGGGGTCAGATTAAACGCTACCGAATTAAAGAAAGCGTCGATGTCGTAAACGTTGCCGAAGCCACCAACACCACGCGGCGCTTCAGGCAATTCAATTTCAAACTCTGTGTCGTCTGTCAGGACTACCGTGAAAGACGTGTCGCCGCGCTGTTCAACAAAAGCGATGCCAACGCCATCGGCCCCATTACGACCAGCAGCACCAGCAATGCCGCGAGGCCCGCTATCACCACGAAGCCCAGCCACACCGTCATTACCGTTGAGGCCGTTGCGTCCATCAATGCCTCGCAGGCTAGCGCGGTTAATCTCAATCCACGCTTCGACTGCAAGCGCAATCTCTTGATCAGTGGGTGCTGGCCCTCGTTCACCATCCCGTCCGTCCAAACCATCTTTGCCATCCTCTCTGTCAGCAGGTTGAGTTATGTTGGCAGTTAGCCACCGCTCGGCAGCCGCGCGCAAGTCATCATCGCTAGGGGGCGGGCCTTGGTCGCCAGCTTCCCCCTTCGGTCCAGCCACCGCCTTAAACGCGGCGAATTCGTCAACACGGCGCTGTAGGGCAGACAAGCCCTCAATCAGTGTGGTGACGATTTGGTCGCGTATGTCAGCCATCAGAGGCCAAAACGCTCCCTCAAGTTAGCCACTAGCCCAGCGGCGCTGTCATCAGGCTCAGGGGCCGCTGTAGGGGCAGGCAGGCTAAGGTTTGGCCCCTCATCCGCGATCTGCGCCTCGTATTCCTCAAAGTCCATGTCCGGGCGAACAATCTCACCCTTCTTGAGGTTCTCAAACAGCACGGACAGCGGCAGCGCGCCCGTTTGGTACGCGCCGACAACAGCGGTTAGCATTTGTGGTTGCATGTGCATCGCGCCGTAATCGGTGTTCAGGGCAAACTCGACTTCAGGGGCAGCGCCCACCCATTCCGCCATCCAGTTAAGGCAACGGGTCAATCCGTCAGACGCAGCGCGAGAAATGCTTGCAAGCACCGAGCGCTCGCCCGCAGTTTTTAATTCGATTGTGCCAAAGGCTTCAGCCGTGCGCTTGTCGTCAGCAAGCATCCGTGCACCCAACACAGCCATGCGGTGCTCTTTGTCTTTCATGGCTTCGCGGATTGTCTTGAGGCCGTCGCCGGTAAACTCGAGAAACCCAGCCTTAGCCGCCGGGTCAGGGAACACCCATGCGGATGTTGAGCCAAGCGCCAAAGCCTGCCCTTCGGCAAGTTGCACGCCGCTGACGTAAGGGGTCGGCAGGCCCGTGAAGTGCAGGCCGTGCTCATAGTCCGCGCTGTTGCGGTAGTGCGCTAGGTTGCTGTCCACCAGATCAAGCAATGGCGGCTTCTGAACATCGGTCGAGCAGCTATTGGCCCCAAGGATGACGAACGGGATGTAAGACAGGGGGGCACCATTGCGGCGCGGGAAGATGTCGCTGACTACATCGTTTTCCTCATTGAACACCCGCACCCGGTAGCCCTCAGGCTCCAGCGTCAGGACGCGGTAAACGGTCACGTCATTGCTGGTGAACTCATCAATTGGCTCATAAACGGTTTCCATCAGCACTACCATTGTGAGCACATCGCGCCCGCCAATGCTGGTGGTGCGCCAGTTGATAATGTTCTCGCCCTTATACATCCGCAAGAATGGGCGAATGTTAAGGCGCTCAATTTCAGCAACGCTCAAACCGGCGGGGACGTTGTCGGGATAATCGACAAGAACACCCACGCGCCCGATCGCGACTTGTTCCTCGACTACCTGCTCCGAAAACTCGCGCAGGTTTGTGCCTGTCAGCGTGATGTCTTCGGCAAAGCGGTCAATTGCACCCGGCAGCGAATACATTGGGTCTTTGCCAAAGATCAGGCCCGTCATGGCATCGAGCGTCCGCCCGGTAGCGTTAAAAAACGCCGCCCGCTCAACATAGCTAAAGTATTCCTGATCGGATTGGTTTGACAGGCGAGGCAAATAAAGGTCGGTTGTGTAAACCGGATCGAACAGCGAACCTACATAACGCTCACGTGAGCGGCCCGACTGAATGATTGCGTCCTTGCCTGCAATAACATCGCGGCAACGCCTCCATTGCCAGCGATATTCGTTGAATTGTTCATTGGTGTTTGAAACAGACATCGACAGCCCTCAGTTCGTTTCACATTAGATACCAGATAGCGGGTGCAATGTCACGGTTGAGCGTGTCAATCCAAACTTGTAAACTATGAAGTAACCAATCGCGTCATTCAAGTGGTCGAAGCCACCTTGCTTATCAGGCTCACCGCTTTTGTTATAGGACTGACGCTCCAAGCCCTCGACTAATGTCGGGCAGCGGTCATGATTTATGAGAAGCTGGCCTTTTTCTAGCAGCAGGTTAACCGCCATCACCCTATCCTTGACGGCAGGGTTGCGACTGTTCGCCAGCACCGTGAAGCCCGCTTGCCGGAGCAACGATATGTCAGACAAGGAAGCATTGACGCTTTTGTGCGCTGCACCGCTGGCATCAGGGTAGATGCTGATATGATGGCCCTGATAGCGTTCCTTGATGGCCCGGATCATATCTGGCGTGTCACGGTAGCCAATCATTTCTTCGACAGCGTGAGGCAGGCCGTTGCGCAGGACAAGCACCACCGCGCTCATATTGTAGACGTTGAAGTCCATCCCGATGTGCAAAGGCTCGCCGCGTTCGATTCTTTCGCTGCTGCGATGCTGGTCACGGTCGAAGTTGCTGTAAACCGAGCCGCTAGTCAGGTTTACAAACTCGCCATCGAGGTAAGCCGCAAGCAGG